TTGTCCAGTCCCATTTTTATGTACAAAATAGTGTTGGAAAGGTCGTAATGCCTCTGGTATTGCTGCACCCCTTCATAGTAATTCCGGCCTAAGTTGTTGTGATTGTTAGACTTAACTTCAATTTTTTTGGATTCTACCAGGCCGTTAAGCCATGCCCTCATTTTTTTCATTTCCGGCTGTGATTTCCATTCGGCCACTTCCCCGGCTTTGGGTACGGGGTACAGCGACTTTAAAAAATCATTGGCCTGAATAAAATCTTCTTTTGCTTTGTCTTTTAAAAATTCAATTAACTTTTTTGTGTTCATCTTGTTTTATTTTTTAGTTGAAGGTTGCGGCTTTTGGTTCTGTAATTTTTGCTTTTCTATTGCGGCTTCGGCGGCAATCTGATCGGATATAATTTTTGATTCAGCCGATATTTGCTGTGATATAACTTTTGCCTGATTTGCGCCGTCTTGGGTAATCATTTTTGATTCGGCAGTTTCAGTATTCATTTGCTGCTTAACTGCCATTTCAAGCTGCTTCATTGATAACTCCGCTTGCAGTCTCATTTCCTCTTTTTTCAGTTCTCCCATTATTCGCATCTGCTCTTTTTGCAATTCAAAGTCATATTCGACCTGCTTTTGCTGACCTTCTAATTGAGCCGCCATCATTGCGGCCTCACTTGGGCCTCTGTTATTAGCTTCAATTTTGGCAAGTTCGTTTTGTTGGGCTATTTCTTTATTCTTTTTTACTTTGTATGCCCAAATTTGTTGTGCTTGTTTTGGATTGTGGCTATTGATTAATGTAACGGCATCCGAAGCATCCAAAAATCCGTTAGCAATATCCTGCTGCATTTGTTGAAGCAGCCATATTTTTTGCTCGTCAGTTGTTTTCTCTTGAAGCATTATGCCGTAATCACGGGTCGCTATTGACGGCGATACCTTAATAAAAGTCAGTGTGTTTTTATTTAATGCGCTTTCATACGGCGCAAAGCCTTCTACTTCTCCTTTCTTTACCCCCTGCTGCATCCGGCAAAGTACGTCTGATGCTAAACATTCTGTCAGATAATTTTCGGCAAACTGCATAGGGTATAAGGCATCGTTTGTACTCATGTTAGCCGTTTCGTAACCCGGAACAAGTGTTTTCGGATTCGGGTCGCCGCTTGTAATATCATTATACCCAGTTGCCGCCTCTATTCTTTGCACAATAGAAATTAAATCCTGATAAAACATTGCCAACTCACTTGCTGCCGTGTTTTCAATAGGTATAACTGGCTTCCAATTCGGGCCGTGTGGATTACCTGCGGCATCTTTACTTCTACCAATTAATACCCCTGTTTCAAAAAACATTTGCAATAATTCCTTTGGGGTCATGTTCTTGCCGCCTTTATTAAGTGCAACATTTTCCATTGCATCTAAATCAATCCACCAACCGGACGGCACTGCCCTGTTTTTGAAGTTTTGTATTTTAAGTATAGTAAGCTGATATTCGTCAAGGTATGGGATAAGTCTTTCCATGTATCCTTGTGCTTTCATTTCATAAAAATTAAAAGCGAAGAATTTATACGGCAAAGAAGTGTATCCCTTTTCTTTTGGGTTGTTTTTTGTTTTTCTATCTTCTTGCAATCCGAAGTCGTAGCAATAATTTGTCCCTACAATCCACTTGCATTTATAAACTACCTGAATATTTTTTCTTATATACTTTTCTGATTTTTTCCCTCTGTTATAATCGGCTTTTCTAAAGTCATTATTCCCGTATTCGTCTTTGCCGTTGCGATAAACGTAATCATTGTAGGAGTAAAACACCATATCCAATACCTTACATTTAAATTTGTCGTAAGGCTTAATGATTGTATTTTGCGCCCCCATCATTTTAGGGTTGCCGAATTGCCCCGTTAAACTATTTGCAAATTCCGTAAGCTGTTCTTCTGTAAACAATTTGTTTCCTTCTTTGTCCGTTAATGTCGCAAGTTCTACCAACGGCACATCTATTAATTCTCCGGCATGGATAAGGTCGCTAAAGTCGGATTTCCGGCAGTAGTTTGTTATTACGCATTGCGGGTCAACCCTTCTGAACTTTGCTTTGTTATCAGTACCCAACCATTCCCTGTAACCACATACGCCGTAATCGAATAAATCTTCATACCACCAGCGGCGTACTATTTTGTATTTATTTTCGTAAAATCCTAATGCTATTGCAAGTTCGGCATCTTTGCTTCTATTGAACTGTTCGCCCATATTCATACGCATTTCCAGTTCCTCAATATCCATTGGTTCGCCGGACTGCAATTTTATTAATGGGTGGCTGCCTAATTCCTGATTGGTTTCCATGATTAACTGCCTTACGGCCAACTTAGCCCGTAAGTCGGCATAATATTCTTCCATTTCAGATTTGGCAAGCATATCAATAGGGGTCGCTACAATCTGATCCTCGTCTCTCATAAGCCGGGAAATCGCTTTATCCCTGTAAGTAGATATAATCGCCCTTACCGACCAATCCACTGTTAACCATGTATTGTCGGTTACTGGATCAACACTAAGCCATTTTTTATACGGCGTTATCGGCTGCTTGCCTAATGCGTACATTCGGAACTTATCATAGTCGCCGCCGCTGTTGGCAAACATACCTTTTGGGTAAGAGAATGACCAATCATAAAAAGCGGCACGGGCATACTGCATACACCAGTCGGCATTTTTTTTGTCGGGGGCAATGTCGTGCTTTGGGTAAGGGTATGCACCACCTTGCATTAATTGTGCGTATCTCATGGGTATTAAATTGCTTTATTGTATGGTAATACTTCTTCAATGTTTTTAACGACTGATTCCGGCCTTACAAATTTTCTGCCATGCACGGCAACAAGTGTAATACCTGCCGCCATTGGTTCGTCAAATACTTCAGTTTCTTCAACTTTAAATCCTAACCAGCCTGTTCTTTTTTGCATCAAAGAAGGGAAAAATACTTTTGATATAAATTTATTTATGTATGATTCGGTATAGTTGCAAATAGTCTGCACAACGGACGTTGCGGTATTGGTACGGGTATAAAGCCCCGGCTCAACTTCACCCGGCATCCACATTAAGAAGCCGGAACTATTCCATTGATTAAAGTCGGTTTTCCAGTGGTTAACGTTTCTTTCAAAAAGCACCTGACAACCACACCACCATGCCATTTTAAGTATTGCCCTGTTTGATATTGTCGTTCCTTCCGGCCTGTCTGAATATTTTAATGTAAACATATCATCATAGGTAGCATCCGGGAAAAGCGGGTCAGGCATTTGGTAGTAGAATCCGGCACAATTTGACCGTCTTTGATCTTTTGTTTTATCGTATTTGAACGGGTCGCATCCTATACGTCCACCGTAATTATAATTTGGTATGAATTGGCCGTTATTTAATGCAACGGCATTGGGCATACGGGGAAACCACCCTTTTACTTTTTCAAATTCACCATTTGGGTTTAATGTCCATATCAGTTCATTTGGCACTAACTCTTTGCTGCCGTCAGGGTTTTCTTTTTCAATTAAAAATTCAAAGCCATCTTTCCAAACTAAATCCCCTCTTTCTATTACATCACTAAGCCGCCATTTTATGTTATCTAATTGACCGTTTATTAATTCAGGGTTATACAATGTCTTTACCCCATCTGCCGAAAATGCTTCTTTAAATGTCAACGGCTTTTTTCTTTTGATAGATGAAAGACCCCTCATATCCCCTTCGTCAATATACTTTTGCCGCTCACTCATTAAGTACTCTCTTGCCCTTACTTTATCAGGGAACCCGTATTGGTCAAAGTACATATACTTATCGGCAGGTTGGAAGAAAGTATAAAGGCCGCTCATTGTCATCCCGTTTTTATTTCTGTTCAACGGATTGCTTTGCGCCGTAAGCTGCTCAAATTCTTCATTTTCATCTTCTCCTTCTTCAACTTCAACCGTTGTGGTGAACATATGAAACCCTTTTATTTCACCGTCAATAATTGAAGCCATCTTTACCACACGCTGCCGTTCTTTTACGCTAACCTCACGCCGGGT